CGGGCAGCAAGGTGTCCCTGGGCCGCGCCTCTGTCCACCGCATGATCCTGTATTCGGCGGCGGCGCAGATTTACCAAGCCATGCAGTACGTTGACCGAGCGGGCAAGCAAAGCCTTTTGAAATACTCCTATTCGGAGTTCCTGGACAATCTGGCGCTGCTGAAAGGCGTTACCAGAGAACCGGCCAAGGCGGCCACGACCACGATCCGCTTTACCGCGTCGGCCACCAGGACGCTGGCCACACCGATCCCGGCGGGCACCAGGGTTTCCTCCAGCGGTTCCATTTATTTCAGCACGATGGAGTACGCAGAGATCCCGGCGGGCAGCCTGACGGTGGACGTGCTGGCGGAGTGTACCGCAACAGGCAACGCGGGCAACGGACTGGCGCCTGGCGAGGTGTCCACCATCGTGGATCCCGTTCCCTACATTATCAGCGCCGTGAACCAGAACACCACGGAGGGCGGCGCAGACGTGGAGAACGACGAAAGCCTGGCGGAGCGGGTTTACCTGGCCCCTGGCGCCTATTCTACGGCAGGCCCGGAGGACGGATACCTGTACCACGCCAAGAAGTACAACGCCGCCATTGGTGACGTGGTGGCCACCAGCGACCACGAAGCGGGCCAGGTGGATATTGTTTTCATCATGGCCGACGGTTCCAAGCCGGGCGCGGCCATGATCTCCGGCCTGCAGGCGTACCTCTCCGGCAAGACGATCCGCCCCATGACGGACAAGCTGACCGTGAAAGCCCCGGAGGAGGTCACATTCAGCATTAACCTGACGTATTACATCAACCGCAGCGACAGCGCCAGAGCGGTGGCAATCCAGGCGGCGGTGGCCCAGGCCGTGGAGGAATATAAAACCTGGCAGCGCACCATAGGCCGCGACGTGAACCCGTCGCAACTGGCCGCCATGGTCATGGAGGCAGGCGCCAAGCGTGTCACCGTGACCGCGCCGACGTTCGCGGCGGTGGCCGCCACCAAAGTGGCAGCATTGACAGGATCGGCCACCGTGACGTATGGAGGGCTGGAAGATGATTAAACTTTCCGGCAGCCGCTTCACGGACATTATGCCGGAGAACCTGGCAGAGCAGCCGGAGATCCAGGCGCTTGCCTACGCCGTGGGCAGGCAGGTGGAGAAGCTGCTGGCCTATGCCGACGGCGCCCGCACCTATGCGGCGATCTATGCTGTGCCGGAAAAGGTGCTGGATCTGCTGGCCGTGGAACTGCGTACCCCGTCCTATGACGAAAACTTTTCCATTAAGGTCAAGCGAACCCTGATCGCGGAAAGCCTGCTGTTTTACGCACAGATGGGCACCCCGGCAGCGGTGAACCGGATCATTGAAACCATTTTCCAGGCCGGTCATATCAGCGAGTGGTGGGAATACGGCGGGAAACCCTATCACTTCAAGGCATACACCACGAACCCGGCCATTACGTCGGACGACGTGGAGGAGTTCAAGCGGGTGCTGGGCACCGTCAAGCGCCTTTCCGCCTGGCTGGACGAAATCGTGTTGGATCTGTCCACACCTCCGGCGGAGGTATTCGTGGGCCATTGGATCCACACGGGCGACTTTATCACCCTGCAAAGGGCGACTATGTAACAGGAGGTTATCAGCCATGTTTCAGGCCCCGAAACTGACAGACGCCGGCAAAAACCTGTATTACAGGAATATGGCCGGTGAGGGGATCAAATTCACAACCATTCAGCTGGGCAACGGCACAATCAGCGGCCCGATCTCCGCTATGACGGCCATTGTCAGCGCCGTGGTGACCATTGACGCCGCGGTGAAAAACAACGCGGAGCAGTACGCCGACGTGTCCGGCCATTTCTCCAACGCAGAACTGGAGGAGGGTTTTTACTGGCGCGAGATCGGCGTGTTTGCGGCGGATCCCGATTACCCCAATGACCGCAGCCACGACATTCTTTACTGCTACCAAAACGCCTATGACACGGCGGACTTTATCCCCGTGGCGTCGGTGGAAACGGTGGAAAAAAACATTACCGTGCCCATTATCGTGGGCGACGCCTCCACGGTGTCCTGCACCCTGTCCAGTTCGCAGGTGCTGGTGTCGGAGGCGGACCTGGAGGCGCACGACAAGGACGCGAACGCCCATAATGCCCTGTTTGAGAAGATCAACAAGGAACTGGAGAAGAAGCAGGACACGATCAACACCAAGGGCATTTTGAAAGGCGACCAGGACGCAAAGGGAAACCCCACCGTGACCAAGGCCACGCCGGGCGTGGACTACCAGCAGCCCACCCAGGTGCTGACGGAAAGCAACGCCATGGCCCTGACGGACACGGTTCCGTTTTTCTCCGGTTCTGCCGGGCAAAATCGCAAGGTCACGCTGAAAAAGCTAAAGGAGGCCCTGGGCGTCCAGTCTGCCAGTATCAACGTGACAACCTGCGCCGGCGCGGCGGTGGTTTGCACGGACGGAGAAACCACCCTGAACGGCGTGGGTTCCACCAAGTTCTCCCTGCCGGAGAACACCGGCACCTGGGAGGTAACCGCCACCCTGAACGGCCACACGGCCAGCGCCGTGGTGGAGGTCACCGGCGCCATGCAGTACAACGTGGATCTGGTGATTACCTCCAGCGTGGCAGTTACCAACGCACCCACGAAAACCGCCTACAACGTGGGGGAAACATTCGACCCCACCGGCCTGGTGGTCACCGCCACCTATGCCGACGGCACCACGGAGGACGTAACGGACGGCTGCACGTTCAGCCCCACCGTTATGGCAGCCAGCACCACGGCGGTGACGATCAAATACCAGCGGGCGGGCGTGACGGTCACGACCACCCAGGCGGTCACGGTCCTGGAAATGTCCAGCATTTCCGTGAAAACCGCACCCAACAAAACCGCGTATTACATCGGTGAGAGTTTCGACGCCACCGGAATGGTGATTGAGGCCACCATGTCCAACGGCACCAAAAAGACCGTGACGGGCTGGACATACACCCCCAGCGGCGCCCTTTCCAAGACGGACACGGCGGTGACGATCGCCTACACGGAAAACGGCGTCACAAAGACCTGCACCCAGGCGATCACGATCCGCACCCTGTCCAGCATTTCCGTGACGACGGCACCCACGAAAACCGCCTACAAGTACGGGGAGAAGTTCAGCAGCGCCGGAATGGTGATTACCGCCAAATATTCGGACAACGCCACCCGCGTGGTGACCGGCTGGACCTATTCACCCACCGGCGCCCTGGGACTGTCCAACACCACGATCACGATTACCTACGCAGAGGGCGGCGTGAGTAAGACCTGCACCCAGGCCATTACCGTGAGCAACTACCTTTCCAGTATCGCGGTGACCCACGCACCCACGAAAACCTCCTATTTCACCGGCGAAACGTTCAACAGCGCGGGAATGGTGGTCACCGCTACCATGGCGGACGGCAGTAAAAAGGCCGTCACCGGCTACACCTGCAGCCCCACCACCATGGCAGCCAACACCACGGCGGTCACCGTCAGCTATTCCGAGGGCGGCGTGACCAAGACGACCACCACCCCGGTAACGGTCACCAGCATTTCCAACACGCTGGCCTCCAACAGCTGGGCAACGATCCGCGCCGTGTCCGACGCCGGAAAGGGGTCCAATTACTGGAGCGTGGGCGACGCCAAGGGGATCACGATCAACGGCAAGGTGGGCGCCACGACGATCTCCAATCTGGCCATTTCCGTGTTTATCCTGGGTTTCAACCACAACGCCAGCCGCGAGGGCAGCAACCGGATCCATTTCCAGATCGGCAAGATCAACGGCACCCTGGTGGGCCTGGTAGACGGCAATTACGGAAGCAGTACCAGCACCACCGGCGCCTTTACCATGAACACGTCATACACGAACAGCGGCGGGTGGAATAACAGCCACATGAGAAAGACCGTGCTGGGCAGCAACAGCGCCAGCGCCACCAGCCCCGCGGCCAATACCCTGCTGGCAGCCCTGCCGGCGGATCTCCGGGCGGTTATGAAGCCGGCCACCAAGTACAGCGACAACACCGGCGGCGGAAGTGACACCGCCAGCTATGTCACCAGCACCACGGATCTGCTGCCGCTGCTTTCGGAGTTTGAATACCACGGGGCCAGGTCCTACGCCAACAGCGCGGAGAAGAATTACCAGGCCCAGTATGACTATTACAAGGCTGGAAACAGCAAGGTGCATTATAAGCACAACGCCACCGGCACGGCGGCCAGTGCGTGGTGCCGTTCCGTCCGTTCGGGCGACGCCAGCGGTTTCTGCCGTGTCGGCACCGACGGCGGCGCCTACAATAGCTACGCCGACAGTTCCTGGGCGCTGGCCCCCTGCTTTTTTGTCTAATCGCCGCAGCATATCCGGCAAAATCCCGCCCACGGAAGTGGGCGGGAAACCCGGACAGAGAAAGAAAACCCGTGAGGTGAAAGAATGTCAGTTCTGAAAGAAAAGCGGACCGTGAGCAAAGCGGAGTATGTGAACACCGCAAACCAGATTTATGTGGAAACGGTGGGCTTTTTGACGCGGCTTTCCGCCCGTTATTCCCGGCTGATTGCAGAGGGCACCGCGCAGCTGGCCGGTGAGGTCATGGACCACACCGAAAAGGCCAACAAAATATACCCGTCGGACGAACAACGCAAAGCCCAGCGCAAGGCGCATTTGCTGGAGGCGCTGGCCTCCCTCTCTGCGCTGGACGTGCGCCTGACCCACGCCTATCTGGTTATGTACCAGAACCCGCAAGGGTGCTTTACGGCGCCCAGCGGAAAGACGGTTCCACCCAAGGAGGCCATGGACAAGCTGGACCGCATGGCGCAGAGCCTGGGCGAACTGATAGACCGGGAGGACACCCTGCTGCGGAATATCCTGGAGAGCGACAGGAAGCGGAAGTAAGTCATTTTTATGGGTGTATCTTTGAAAACGCGCCGGGAGGCAGGGCGGCTTTTCCCTCTGACGGCGGCCAATGCGTGGTGCCGTTCCGTCAATTCGGGCAACAACAACAATTTCTGCCTTGTCAACACCGACGGCAGCGCCAACAATAACAACGCCAACAATTCCTGGGCGCTGGCCCCCTGATTTTGCATAACTGGGTCAAATGCAGTAACGAACGTGAACCGGACCCATGTAAAAGGAAAGATACTTCCCTGGCGAAAGCCTGAAACTGCCCGCTGATGATCCCGCGCGGACGCTGCTTGCATGGCGGGGGTATTGTGCTAACCCCGTTTCATGCGCTGGATCGAAGCAGTTTAGACGCACACCAACACCACAACTGTACGGAGGGCGAATACTTTTCTATGACAAGCGAACAGCGCCGCGAGGCGCGTTACAGACGCCGCCAGACAAGGCGGCAGGCAAAGCGAAAGGCCCGCAGCGACGCCCTGGGGCCGATTGAGGAAGTTTTCAGTTACCGCGCCATGTTTTTCTATGGCCGGAAATGCTGCAACGGCGTGAGGTGGAAAGCCAGCACACAGCGGTTTGAAATGCACCTGTTTTCAGGCACCGCCAAGCGCCGGCGCAAGATCCTGAATGGAACATGGAAGCCAGGCAAAACCGCCCATTTCACCCTGAAAGAACGTGGCAAGGTTCGACCAATAGACGCGCCGCACATTGAGGATCGGCAGGTTTATAAGGTTCTGACCAAAAAGGTGCTGGTGCCGCTGTATGTGCCCAGTATGATCTACGACAACAAAGCCAGCCAGAAAGGCGGCGGCCTGCATTTCCATTACAGACGCCTGGCCAAGCACCTGCGGGACCATTACCGCAAGCATGGCCTGGAGGGTGCCCTGTTCCTGATGGATTTTCACCACTTTTTCCCGGACGCGCCCCACGCGCTGCTGTATGAGCGGCACCGGGGCATGATCCTAAACCCGGACCTGCGGCAGTTGGCCGATCTGGTGGTGGCAGCTGTGCCGGGCGGCGTGGGTATGCCGCTGGGCGTGGAGCCAAGCCAGCAGGAAATGGTGGCGCTGCCGTCCTCCCTGGACAACCGGATCAAAGCCCAGCTTTCGATCCATGGCGCCGCCCATTACATGGACGACTATTACACCATTCTGCCGTCGAAGCAGGCGGCGGAGGTGACCGCGGCGGACGTGATCGGCCACGCGGAGGCCATGGGCCTGCAGGTCAACGCCGGAAAGTCAAAAGTGGTTCCGTTCTCCAGACCTTTCCGGTTCTGCAAAGCAAAGTTTCAGGTGACGGACACCGGAGCCGTGAAGATCCACGGCTGCCGGGACGGCATGAAGCGGGCACGGCGGAAACTGCGGCTTTTCCAGGCGCGTGTGGCCAGCGGTGAAATGACGGTGGAGCAGGTGGCCCAATGGCTGCAAACACCGATTTCCTACTATGAGAACTTCAACGATCACGGCAGGGTGCTGAAACTGCGGCGGCTATTTTATGCGATTTTCAAAACGGAGGTGTAAACCATGTTCAAGATCACAAAAGACGGGGCGACCGTGGCCATGACCGAGGCCCCCAACTACATCAAGCAGGCGGAAAACGGCTGTTTCGTGCTGTGCCCGGAGGCGGAGGCCACGGGGATCGCGCACAACGGCACCGTTTACCACCTCCTGGGACGCCCTGACATGGCGGGGGCAGAAATCACGGTCATGCTGGAAGAAACGGACGCGGGAGTGGAGATCGCCAAGGCGGCAGACGCTACGGGGATCGTGTTCGTCACAATGGCGGAGGCCGGAAGCGTGGACGCCACAACGGCGGCGGAACACGCGGACCTTTTCGCGCCGTGGGCGGTGCCGGTGGCCTATACCGTGGGCCAGATCCGCAGATATACGGACGGGAAGCTGTATAAATGCGTTCAGGCCCATACGTCACAAGCGGACTGGACGCCGGACACGGCTGCAAGCCTGTGGACGCCGGTTTCCGATCCGGCGGAGGAATGGCCGGAATGGTCCCAGCCGGTTGGCGCACATGACGCATACAGCAAGGACGCCAAGGTGTCGCACAATGGCAAGCATTGGACCAGCACCGTGGACAGCAACGTGTGGGAGCCTGGCGTGTACGGGTGGACGGAGGTGTAAGCCGTGGGCGCTGCCTACATCGTAAGAAAAAGAGCGCGGTTTGTGAGTATCAACGGCCCCGTAAACCTCCGG